CTTTGGTTCATCTCCATTCGGAAACGACACCTGATTGGATGTGCAACTCACTAGTGCCCTTTGCAGGGACAAACGGTACGAGCTTACGGACCTTCCCAGTCTTTGTTCTGACGAATTTCACATAACGTGTCTTCCGCCAGACAATTTGAGGGGTATCCGCAACGTCGTCCCATGAGGCTGTATATTCCTCATCGGACGCATCCTTTGGTCGTAACGCTTCCCAGTAGTATGGCATCTGGAAAGGTACAAACCGCCGTTTTGACACGGCACGGAGGTATTTGAAGACCCATTTTTGTGAGTCCCACTGAGGCGCAAGAAATCTTGCATCACGTGTAACCGTCTGGGTAACAACCCCAGAATCATCCGGAAAGGAAGGAGGAACTTGGAATACTTCGGCTTGGGTGAGATAAAGCTCGTTCAAGAGCCACTCAACCGTCTGGCCTATTTCTTCGTCGTCCCAACGTCTACGTAATCCATTAAGGATCCTATAGAGAAACGCACCGTATGCTCTCCTAGTGAGATTCCCATGTCTACCCTCAGGTTGATAAGGGCGTACATCGTAGCCGCGATAGAAATCACCACCGCAGCTTTCCCGAAAGTTGTCTCGAACATAAGTTTTGTCTTGGTTTAAGATTAAACCTACCCTGTCAAATACATGGCTAACAACGCCATGCATTTTCGCGGGGTAGATAAGATCATCACCATAGACGCTAACTTTCTGCGTCGAGACTCCTTTCAACTCCGCTATTGCGTAGAGCAGGCAATAGAAGATAAGAGTCTGGAGAGGGAATGTATGGCCCAAACCCATAGTTATCACTGTTTGCATGCGAACGACCGTGGATCCCAATGATACATTGGGTATACGGCCTAACATACTTACGTGATACCAACGGGTAGGTAACACCCATCTGAGTAACTCGGACGATATAGAGTCACTAGCGGCTGAAAGATCTGCCGTAGCGCACTCTCGTGTCCGTGAATACTCCCTGGCAAGTCGTCTGTGTTTCATTTGCAGACGGCGAATGTCCAGGCCCGCGTCACGGAGCTTATGTTCCAAATACCTACCTAAGCCAGCAGTGAAAACTGACCCGAGCACGGTATTCGGCATAATGCCACGTAACGCTTTGTAACTCTTAGGAACGGTTGACATCACAAGGGTGGAGCATTCCGTGTATACGGAATCGGCAGTGCAGTCCTGAAGGATAGCATCACCGGAGAGAAGTTTCTTCCGAAACCACTCTATATGCTCTGACGAACCAGTCAACCTTGACATTTTCACATCAAGGTAGGATTCCCGATAGGGTACCCCAAAACAAGCCCGTTTTCCAAAACGGCACAGTTCGAAATGCGTAGACTCGGAATAGTTCCCGAGTATCTCACGACACTTTCGTCGTGCAACTTGCAGCACTCTGTGAACAACCGGAGTGACCACAAGCGGACTGGAGAGTCTGTACTGAGTCGCCAAGAATTTCTCTTGGAATTGACTCTGTAACTCTTCATCCGTAAACGCATCGTCCCTGAACCTGTAACGCTTAAATAGGTTCTCAAGCTGATAAAGTGCCTTAAATACTGGTACTGGAGCTTGAGACTTGGCCGGCCATTCCAAATTGCGAAAGCTTTTGAGAGACGTGTTCAACGTTGAACATTGCCTCTCACAGAATGATGGCCAACCTAAGTTAGCGCGGAAATCACC